AACTTTTGAATCATCCTTGTTCCAAATATATAGCTTTGACTCACCGTATATAATCCCAACTACTATATTGCCAGCCCCCTGTGTAGAGGCGTCACCTCTAAGGAATACAAAGTCATTCATTGCCTTAGCATCAAATGATTCTGAATCTATTTGTTCGTATGCTTTGTCTTCTATAAGTGCAAATGTGTCTCCAAGTCCATCGAATCCAAGATTCTTAGTATATCCAATAAATCTTGGAGATTTCGTTCTACCAGCCGCAACGTATATCTCTTTATTTCTATGACAGGTATCAATAGCTGGAAGAGCACCTAATCCTAAATTTGTTTGGGTAACGGTAGGAGTATTTTCAAAATCTTCTATAAGAGCAACCTTACCAGTAGTGTCGCTTATAGCTATTAAGTCTTTCTTATCGCTCCGTTCAATTATCTCTAAAGTATTATAACCAGAATCTGTTGATGGGTTTAATTGCAATACTGCATACTGAGTCCAGCTCCATTTATCTCCGGTATTATAATAAGATTTAGTAGGTCTAGTAAACTTAACTTTGACACCTGTACCACCAAGTGGTATAGTAGTAGCCACAGCCCAATTTGCCGTCGTGTAGTGTCCGGGTGTGACTTCTAATGTTTGACCAGACTTTGTACCAGTTGGTACAATAGCAATTCCATCCGCATCAGTCATTTCAAAATGTGTTGTATCAGTAACAACTCCAACTCTTGCACCAACGGGGATAGCGGCTCCAGTAAACGGCATCCCAGTAACTAGTGTAGGATTTGAAGCACCAGAAGCAGTGTGAGTTATAGTTGACGCTTGCGGGGAATATCCAGCCCCAGTGAGATTATGTACAGATGTGCTAGACCAAACTCCGTTTACTTTATACCTCCAAACTAGGGTATCGAGATTGTTAATATAGATTTCATAATCAGAATCTCCCGCACCAGTAAAGGTACCAGAGATTTCAAAATAGCTTTTATTCCAATTCGCCATTATTTATCCTGACTCGTCTGGTGGGTCATACTGTTCACCTACACCCGGGGTTCCAACCGCAGTAAAAGTTGAATCACCTTGGGAATAAGTGATACTACTTACATTAACAGTAAATCCAGATACTTTTAAAGCGGCATCGTCTGGTATCCCTCCTATAGAACCCTCTGTTAGTGGGTCTACATTTAGACTGTAAGTAGCCGCATCATCTGGGATATCTAAAGCATCACTAGGATTACTTACGATACCCTTAGTAAAGGTTTTTATTTCAAAATTCTGTTTAGGCATTATTTATTCCCGTTTAAAACCTCGCCCCATAAGCTAGTAACACCATCAATAATATTAACAATGTGTACTGTGAACCTGTCATCTGTATAGTAATCAACGACTGCAAAAGCGTGTGCCCAATTAGTCTTCCTATTTTTAAGCCATTCATTTTTCTCATCACTCATATCTTTTAAGCATCCCAAAGACCAAGCTGACTTCGGTCCATCCATATGGGTAACACTTGATTGCTGTAAATCGTGCCAATGCCCGTACATTATGTTCACACCAAGCTTTAATAAGTGGTTCCTTGCGTGATACATACCTCCGTAATGATTTCCGTGATAAAACCATAAGTCGCCTATCTTAAGATATTTCCCATTAGGATAATACTCATAACCCCTCTGCTTAAGAAGAAGAGCATCTTCCACATTAAGTCCTTGGAGATATGGATTATCATTAGCAAAGTAGTTAAGCCATTGGTCGTGGTTTCCTTCACAGAAATATCTATCCTTTACTTTTACGGCATTAAGTGCATCATCAATTAAGTCCATCCCCTCATTAACAGCCTTAATATCTTCATAAACCCTTGGGAGTACATACTCCAGAGGTGGTTTAGTCTTATTCTTCCACTGGTGATGTGAAACTGAACTAAATTCACCGGTGTCCCCGAGGTCGACATAGAAATCGGGTTTAATAATCTTAATAGCTTTTAGTACAACATTTATTGCAGGTGCGTCGTGTAACGGAAAATGCTTATCTGGTGTAATGATTCCACGCCTAACTACGCCTTTATCTAATTCGGTAATTGTTCCCATATATTTGCCAGCCCTTCAAGGTCGACGTATAAGTCGACGGTTTTTTCTAAGTACTTGATTGTTGTTGTCTGAGTGTATCTTAACATTCTCTCAGCACACATACTGCATTCCCAAAATAAGGGTCCGTCTTTAGCTCCAAGTATCTCTACTCCTTGAATCTCATCTCCACAGCAGTATGGGCACAATTCTGGAGCCTCCTTCCTCCATCTCTTTGTCCCTTTGAAAGCAAGCTTATTGAAGATATCCTTTCCACTCGCTAAGTTGAAATCAACTGTATCGTACACTATGTTTTTTTTGCTCTTCTGTACCATCCGTACCAATATTTCTCTAGAGTAGGCTTACGAGAAACCAAATCAGCATAATATTTAATTCGGTAACTACGTAGTCTCTCTGGTTCAAGATTAGACTTCTTTAGATTCCTTATTGTATTCGGTCCTATTCCTCCATCAACAGTTGTAGGAATACCTTTACCATTCAAGGCAGATTGTAGAATTTTCACAGCTCTACTTTTGCCTACATTTACAACCATATCGAAATAAATAAGTTGTAACCCACTAGGGACACTAGAGACCTTACCTTTATTCCAGTAATCTCTCTTATAGATGTCCATTGCTTCACCAATAGTCAACTCCTTAATATTTAGTTCAGGATATTGACGTTTGGTTATACCAAACTTAGTTTCACCACCGGGGTCATCTTTGTCATTTACATATCCACCTTCGTGGTCTAAAACGACTCCACAGCATTCAGTAAAGCCCATTACTTGCCTTTAAAGACACCTTCCATTAGGTCAGTTACTACGTCCACAACCTTCTCAAAGAGTAGTTGCTCTTTCTCTTCAGAGACGAAAGGGATATTAATCTTTTCGTTTATCTTGGTGGCTATCGCATCAGCAAACTCATCAGATGCAATAAAGCCCATTGCTTCATCCTGCATCTTATCAGCCTGAGCTTGTGCCATATCCATCAGCATTTTCTTAAAGTCCATTTAAGACTCCTTTATCTTTTTTGTTTTCAAATATAAGTAATAAATCTGTGCTACAAACATTATACACATTAATACCCCAGAAATAACTTCGGTGTAGTATACTGCTCCTAGACTTGTACTGATTGCACTTACTTTTAAACTATCCATATTAATGATTTTTCCCGTTAACTCTGCTTAGACTACCTTTTATTTCAGATACTTGGTTGTCTAAATCGTTTATTTCTTTATTTAAGGCATCAAACTTCCTGTCTAATTTATCATCACTGGCATTCCACCTGCCAATCAATTTAATTATCATACCTTCCATATTCTCAAGAGTTTCCGATTGACCCTTGTTCTCTATTTTTAAATCTTCTAATGTTTCCTGTTGAGCAGAAGCTTTGTTCGACATCTGTACCACCAGATAAACAAACATTGCTCCCACGACGCCTATCATTCCAGCTTCGCCGTATACCGCAATAAAATCCATTCTTCATATTCCGCTAATTATTGTTCCTGAATTATTACTCATCTTCATTTGGTGGATTAGGTCTACCAACAAGTTCTAATAGAATAGCCATAGCTTCTTTTATAGCTATAATATCATAACTTTTCCCCTCAACAAATTTTAGAGATTTCTCAACCTCATCTTTCCAATGCTTTATCTCAATCTCTAGTTCAGATTTTGTCATACTAATCCTTGTTTAATCATACTTTTTAGTGATTACAATCACGTAATCTATTTAATCTGTGTTATGATACCGTCTACAACTGTAATTGTCTTTGTAGCACCTTTAGTACTTGTCAAGAATGTTGCAGTTGTATCTAGGGTACCTGAACCATCTGCACCCGTTGCACCTGTTGCACCTGTAGCACCTGTAGGACCTGCGGCTCCTGTTGCTCCCGCACTTCCAGTAGCACCTATTGAACCTTGTGGACCAGTACTTCCTGTTGCCCCCGCTGAACCTGTATTCCCTTTCGCACCAGCCGCTCCAGTTGCACCTTGAGAACCTGTAGCCCCTGTGGGTCCAGCAACAGTACTATTTGCACCCGTTGCTCCCGTAGGTCCCGCAACCGTGCTATTCGCACCAGTAGCACCTTGAGAACCAGTACTTCCAGTATCCCCTTTATTGCCCTTAGCTCCAGCACTTCCAGCTGAACCTGTGTCGCCTTTTGCTCCAGCACTGCCTGTAGCTCCTGTAGGTCCTGCTACTGTACTATTGGCTCCTGTGGCTCCAGTTGCCCCTTGGGCTCCTGTGTTTCCTTTAACTCCTGCACTACCTGTTGCTCCTTGAGCACCTGTCGCTCCTTGAGCTCCAGTTGCACCAGTAGGTCCTGCGACCGTACTATTTGCTCCTGTCGCTCCAGCACTACCTGTATTACCAATATTTCCTTTAGCTCCTACGGCTCCTGTAGCTCCCTGTGCTCCCGTAGGACCTGTAGAACCAGTATCACCCTTAGCACCAGCAGAACCATTACTTCCATTTGAGCCATCTGTACCATTAGAACCTGCATTTCCAGTATTCCCTTTTGCCCCAGCACTTCCTGTGGCTCCAGTATTCCCTTTAGCTCCTTGAGCACCTGTTGCTCCATTATTACCATTCGAACCTGCTGGACCAGTTGCTCCTGTAGCTCCTGATGAACCAGTCGAACCAGTATCACCTTTAACACTTAGTTCAGTGAAGTAAGTATCATTTGTGGGTGCATTACCAGTACTGTTTTTAATACAAATATAAGAAGAGCCGCTATAATAAACTGAATCATCTACTGTATAGGCAGTAGAACCACTATAAGTACCTCTCCAAACTAAACCTTCTGGTCCCGTTGACCCTGTTGGTCCTGTAGGACCTGTTGGACCTGTGCTACCAGTTGGACCAGTTCCTCCTGTTCCACCTGTAGCTCCGGCACTACCCGTAGAACCTTTAGCTCCAGTAGCCCCTTGAGCTCCAGTAGCTCCTGTAGCTCCTACTGAATCCCATTTTTCAGATTCAGCAGTACCAAAAGCATTATACAACATTCTATAAACGTGCTGTACATCATCGTGAAGTTTATTGAAGTCTGCTCTAAGTTCTTCTATTACATTAATAAGATTGTGCGTTATAGGGTCTTGTGTGCTAGTAATCTGAACATCGCTCTCATTATAAAGGTGTGCAAGCTTTGATTGCGTCTTATATGAAGTTGGCTTCGATGTTAAGTTTACTAATGAATTATTAGATAATTTTTCTTTAGACACATCTATACCTATGTTGGTTCTATTGTTATGTAGCCACCATACAATCTATGAGAAGTAGAGGATGGTGCCCATCTTAAAATTATATATCTACCTGAGGAAGTGTACGCTACTGCTGAAGAATAAAACGTGTAGTCGTTGTTTGTATAAACAGTAGTTGGTGGTTGACAGGATGTAGCTGTAGCTGTAGTTACATCACTATAATAAGCACCAATACTTACACTACCTGTACCATTAAGCCTGAATGTTACTGCTTTATATCCCTCTGGGATTGGAATATTAACATAAGCCTCTAATGCTGATGTCATAGGCTTTAATTCACCACCATTATCTACTAGTGCTACATTGTAATAACTGTTATCATCATTTACTATAAAATCTGCTGGAGTAACAAATATTTTGTCATTTGAATGCCACCCCCCTATAAGAGGGTTTTGTTTTACTCCTACGTTTATACCTTTCTTTACTGCTAATGACCCCCCTGTAGTAAGAGACATAGCACCATCAGAAGCATTATCACTTACGTCTCTCCATAAGAATCCTCTGTCACCATCATTATTCATAGTAAAGGTCATTGCGTAATCATTGAGGGAACCAAAGGTACAAGCTGATTTCATCCCTATTGTATAATTACTGTTTTCCCAGACTCTAATCTTATCATACGCATCTGTATCATTACTGTTAAGGATACCACCAACCGTAATATTGCCTGAAGTTTGTAATGTCCCATCGGTAGTGTTTTTAAAACCAACGCCTATCCCGCCATTCTTTACATATAAACCTTTATTAGTACCATCAGAACCTATAATAACTCCATTAAATGCAGTCTTATCATTAGCCCAGAAACCCATTCTACCAGAAGCATCCAATGAAAAATCTCTTTCGAAATACGGTGAGGTGTTGTCGTACATATGGGCGTGATGGATTCCAAACTGGTCGTTATAAGCAATCGGTTGATTAGCAGAGCCTACATAGGTTGTAGTAGTTGAACCTGTAATAAACAAGATTCTGCCTGAGTTTCCTGTACCACCTCTTCTTATATACATAGTTGACGAACCTAGTGGACTAGTCCCCCCTAAGTCAAATTGTGGGTTAGCTCCATTAACTTCTACTCTAGCAGTACCAGTACTGTCGCCCGCCAGTATTATCTCAGAATCTCCACTTGCGTCTTGATTAATAGTAAAACTACCCTTAGAGCTTACTTCTCCAGTAGCGGCAACAGTAAATTCATCTCCGGCAATAGCCAGTGCTCCACTGCTTGATACGGCAAAAGGATACACACCACCAACTGTGGTACCAATACTTAGTGTACCACCAACCATAGTAATGGATGCGTTACCATCTACAGCAGATTTAGCTGATGTTCCAGAAGCGGCACCTGACTTTATAGTTGCGGCACTTGCCCCATTAACAGTACCTGTTACATCACCAGTAAAAGTACCAGCAAGAATAGTAGCACGTGATTCGTTAGCCACATTGCCAAGACCTACATCCGAAGATGTTACTCCACCACGCATTGTGGCGGCAGAATAGTTAGGTACGTTTCCTAATCCTACATCACTTGCAGACACTCCAGCTCTCATTGTAGCCGCAGAGTAATTAGGGACATTCCCTAACCCTACATTAGCGGCGGTAGTTCCACTTCTTATAGTAGAAGTAGAATCCTGATTAGATGTGGTACCTTTAGCCGCACCAGATTTAATTGTGGCTACTGCAACGCCATCAACAGTACCTGTGACGTTCCCAGCAAAAGCTGAATCAGCTCGTTGTAGTTTTTTCCAAACTTTAGCCATCTTGGGCTACTATAGATTCTTCTTCTGTTTCAACCCACTCAGGGTCTGCTTCAGCCGCTTCAATAAAAGCCTTATCGAATTTCTTGTACATTTCATAAACCCACATTCCATCCTTTACCCCGACATTAACTTTTTCTAGTAAATTGCAAACTGCCTGCAATTCTTGTGTTGTGCATTTAACCTGTTTTAACTTCACTACCTTCCTCCTTTAACTGGTTCTTAATGAACCTTAATTTTAATAATAGAGCAGTTGCCTCCTCTATCTCTCTCCCCCTGAACTGTTTATCAAGTAGTGTCGTATAGAGATACTCTACATCACTATAGGTTAACCGAGACAGTTGTTTCTGTAAATCAATGACTATTTCATTCTCTATATCAGGTTTATTTCTGTCAATTTTTAATTTTGCCTCGACATCCTGCCAGAAAGTCATCCGGATTTGCCAGCATCTACTACTTTTGTAGTACCATCTGGCTGTTTAACCTTAAAAGCATAATCATAACCCGCTATGTCAGCGTTCATCTTATGATAGTCAATGAATGGTTTTAGGTCCAATTCTAAATCGCTTATTGTATGTACTGAACTCTTAGGAGAGGTTATCTCTTTTTTACTAGAGTCCCATACAGACATATAGTCATCCACATCTAATTTAGAACATTGTTCCTTTTCCCATTCTGCGTCTGTCCAAACTTCACAAGCTACCTCAGTCTCTTGGTCCATCCCCATATCGTTTTGCATAAGCCAAACTCTACGGCTACCGTATTTAACTGTTCCCTCAGCATTTGAAGCAATATAATCATACTCATCTGGGACATACCCCTTTTCTAGGAGACTATCTTTCAAAGATGAATAGTCATACTCAGCTCCAAAAAGCTTTACACCTACCCCTAGGTGTCCACTAACAGGGACACCATTGGATAGGTTTTTTAGTTTAAATTGCTGAATAGACTTAGCCATTAGATGTCCTGTATTACATAGAGTTGCCCACTATATATACCCTGTACACCAACATCGTCCGTAGGAGCTGTTGCTGGGTTAGCTATAGTTAACGGTTTAATTCCTTTTGTCGCAATAGAGGTTACTAATGTACTCGATAGAGTAGCATTGTTAGCAAGTGAACTTGATATTTTTGTAAGCGTATCTAGAACACCCGGTGAAGCACCAACAATGTTAGTAGTAGCAGTTGATACTGCGGCGGCTTTAGTCTCCGCTAGAGTTGAGCCGGCAAACGTACCTGTGAGATTATTACTCATAATAGTTGCTATAGAAGCATCAGCTACGTTGGTAAGACCAACATTAGCTTTAGTCACTCCAGCTCTCATAGTTGCAGTACTAATGTTACTTACACTACCTAATCCAACGTGAGTCGCACTTACACCAGCAACCGTACCAGTGAAGGTAGGGGATGCAGTTGGAGCTTTTGTAGCGATAGATGTTGCTTGTGCTGTTGATACGGGTTTCCCTGCATCTGATGTATTATCAACACTGCCTAATCCGACATTACCCTTAGTTACGCCTTCCCTCATAGCCGTAGTAGTAATGTTACTTACACTGCCAAGTCCTACGTGAGTTGCACTAACTCCAGCTACTGTACCCGTGAAAGTGGGACTAGCTATAGATGCTTTTAATGCGATAGATGTTGCCGATGCCGTAGAAACAGGCTTAGCGGCATCTGAAGTATTATCTACATTCGCAAGTCCAACGTGTGTCTTGCTTACACCTGCTACTGTACCAGTAAATGTTGGAGATGCGATACTAGCTTTTAAAGCGATAGATGTTGCTTGTGCACTAGATACCGGTTTAGAACTATCTGCGGTATTATCAACACTACCAAGTCCTACGTGACTTTTGGTAACACCACCGACAGTACCGGTAAAGGTAGGGCTCGCTGTTGGTGCCTTAGTCGCAATAGAGGTAGCCTGAGCAGATGAAACTGGTTTAGCCGAATCGGCAGTGTTATCTACACTTCCGAGTCCAACGTGACTTTTAGTTACCCCGCCTACAGTTCCCGTGAATGTGGGGCTTGCTATAGATGCTTTTAGACCTATTGATGTTGCCTGTGCTGTTGATACAGGTTTGTTAGCATCACTTGTATTGCTAACATTTCCTAATCCTACGTGAGCCGCATCTACTTCTGAGTTTTTTAATGCGTCAGCCGCATTTGCGGCTTTTAATACGTTACCTGTAAATGCCGCATCGGTAACGACTTTTGCTGTTGTTCCAGCCGATGCCCCAGATTTAATAGTGGCTACAGCTACATTGTCTACCTTTCCGGTAACATTGCCTGTATAGTCACTATCTGCTCTCTGGAGTTTTTTCCAGACTTTTGCCATAGCCTTATTCTCCTATTCTTCCACAGAGACCATCAAAGTGTCATTTGAACTATTATAATAAATAGTTCCTTCGGCATTATTCGTTGGTGCTGAGGTCATTGGTTTAAGATGCACTGCTCCCTGATAGTCTACAGAGAACACTTCTGTGCTGTTATTTAATATCTGAAACAAATCACCAGAACTTACAGTTCCAGAGGTTTGATGCTTCAAAAGATTGCCAGTGACAAGTGAAGAACCGACAGGTACTTCTACGTCTGCGGTTCCATTGTCCCTGTAAAATTTGCTGTCTGCTGTATTAAACCAGACTAACTTTGTATATACGTCCTTTATCTTATTCGGACTACTTAATGTTCCTGCCATTATGGTACCCTTGTATATGTTGGTGCTGTTGGCGGTGTAACCTGACTCATAACAACCGCAGTCGGGAATTTCACTCTTACTGAACTTACTGGAACCCCTTTTGGAATCTTAGTAAATAACATTACTAAGGTGTTATCAAAAGCTACTCCAAGCTGATTAAAGTACCACTGTACCTTATCAAAGTTAAGATTTCCTATTCCGTCACCTAGAGCCATTAGAAATCCTGTGTTCTGATTGCGATTGGAGAACCATCTCTTCCTCGATAAGCATACTTTTTACATTCTTTTACACCAATTTCATATTTTTGTAAGAAGTAAGATGCTAATTGAATTGTTTCTACCCGTCTCTCATATCCATTAGCTATAACCCTAGAGACTAGGGCTTCGTGAAATTGTTCTGGTATCTCAGCCTCTTGACTCAGCATATTAGCTTCTAACATTGCTGGAGGAGTTGTATTACTTAGGGCAACATCTAGATATGTATCTTCAGCAGAAAAACCATCTCGTTCTGGATTCTCGCCTGTTATTAAAAATTTATCAGGTCGTTGTATATAGAATAAGGTTATCGTCTTAGCTACTGACGGAGATGTTACTTTATCAAGAGAAGAGTCATAATATCCTATCATAACAGAGTCTCTCTCGACCCACCATAACCATTGGCTAATACTTAAAGATTGCTTTTCCACTATGTTAAATCCCTTTCAAGCGGTCTACCAAGTAGTTTTTTAATCGTTTTACCATCGTAATCTACGGCTTTTATCTTTATGATATGCTTCTTTAATTTATATACTCTTTGGTTTACGATAGTTTCAAACTGGTCAGCAGATTCAACAATATCTGTTTTAAACCCCATATCGTTCATAGCGTCGTTTAAAGACTTAACTATCTCAGTAACTCCCATATCTGGATGATGTTGTTGTACCCGTTCTACCATT